CCTACCACACCGTCGGCAATACCTCTAATATTCTTAAAATTCCCATTCACTACAATATTCAAATTTATTTGTTTGTTCAACAACGTTAATAAGTCGTCCTTTATTTTTGGCTCAAAACAGGTTAAATTTCCCAAGTTCGAACTAAAACTCCAATATGGAGTATTGTCTGTTTGTTTAAATTTTTCTTCGTATCCTGTTAAGATTACACTTTGTATTGTCATTTTTTCCTCCATTTTTGATATTTTTTATAAGCCTTTTCAAATTTCTTCATTTGTTTTGCGTCATCTGTATCAAAGATCATTGGTTTTGGTATTGTTCTTTCTAATTTTCTAAATTGAAATTCTAAATTGTATATTCTTTTATCTAGTTGTCCAATTAAGTATAATATTTTTTCTGTTAAAGTTCTCATTCTAACCACTCCCGAATTTCTTGTTTTAATATCATATCTTTAAACTCGTTTTTAGGATCGTTGTTTTTCATCATCACCACGAGAGCAACAACTTCCTTATTTGTTGGCATCCAATTCATGGCCCCCGAAAAGAAGTTATAATCTTCTGGTTGCCATTGGACCACGACGCAAGGATATTCATTATTTTTTTTATGAATTACGTCATCCCTTAATTCTATTTTCATAGTTGATTCACCTCTCTTATTACTATATATAGAACTATATAAACCTATCTACGCCCCTTGACAAGATACTTCCTAAAGGGATTTTTACTTACAGGCAGCCCGACGGCGACTGAGTCTAGAACTTAATTAAAGTGTAATACACACCTTGCTAATATGTGTCCAGAAGGAACTCCTGCCACCGTTTCAATACAATGTCCAATCTCATTAAAGTGTTGTGGTGCTGCTGCTGGACTAGCTGCTGTTGCGTCTGCGTAACCTGCCTCTGTTGAGTTTGTTTCTACCCAATTGCCTGCAGTTGCAGCTTCTCCTACTCCCATTGCAACGTCTGCAATGCCTGAAACTACGACCCATGCTTCTGCCCTATCTGCTATTCCGCCTTCTAAGAAAACCCCCATACATTCATCATCATCTGCTGCAGTTAAAATTACTGAATCATTAGCTGCTGGGTTTGCCCTAACAGTCTGTCCTTGAACGGTAGCTGCCCTAGTATTATTTGTGAGTTTAATAGCAACTCCGCCTAAGGCGGTCATACATACCTTTTCGTTAACACTTAAAGGTTGTGTTGGGCTCGTTGTTCCAATACCAACATTTCCCGAACTGCCTTCAACAAGCATATCATCATTAAGGTTAATATCTATGTCTCCCCCGTCTCCAAGTTTAACATATTCTTGCCCCATGCCACCATAAGAAAAGAACATCTGTTCTCCACCACTAAAAATTTTAGTGAAATCTATTCCAAATTGTAAGTATGTGTTTGGGTCTCCATTGTGATAAATAAATTCATCAACCCCAATATTCCCAGCTACATCTAGCTCATAATCAGGACTAATCGTTCCGATGCCGACGTTGCCAGAACCCCTAATAACCATATTCTCAGATACAACTCCACCTGTCGCTGTATAAAATCTAAGAGCAACGCTTGAAGCAGCACCTTCTACCCAAGAACCTATTTTAGCCATATAAACAGCGTTGCCATTATGCTCAAACATAATATTATTTTCTTCACCGCCTACCCAGCCATCTCTATTAAGTTTTAACTTACTATTTGATGCTCCTTTTATCTCTAATTGACTGTCTGGTCCCGTCGTCCCGATGCCGACGTTGCCTGTAGCATCTACGCTTAAAGCTGGGTCTGGTGAGCCGTCGGAAGCAACTAACTCACTATGTCTATGTAAGGTATCCGCCATAGAATTATCTGTTAAAGTATCAAGTTCAGCTCCTGTTGCAGAAGTATCGTGTGAAACTATTGTGTGAGTTTCTGCATGGTGGTCATCAGCAGAAACATCTGAAATACTATCGTGAGAAATATCAGTTGTTAAATTGTGAGTGTTAATTGTAGCATTATGGTCTATTTCCCCGCTTGTTGTTTTAGCATGATGGTCGCTTGCTCCTATTCCTGTGTGTGAAACGTGAGAATGACTTTGTGCATGGTGGTCATCTGTTGTTTGCCCTGTAGTTGAAGCGTGAGTTACTGGGAAAGAATCATCAACATATTTTTTATTAACAATATTAGTTTCTTCTGTGGGTGTTTTAAGAATTCTTCCTGCATCGTGATCTCCTGAGTGGTTAGGAATTATTAATGGGCTTCCCCCTACAGAACCCATAGGAGTAGCTTCAACCTTAACCTTCTTAGGTTTGGATTGATTAACAATTCTTTGCTCTTTAGTGTAAGACATTACAACCCCTTCTTCCAGTTTCTATTAACTAAAGAGCCCATTTCAGGAACCAAATTTATCTGCCTTCCTTCATGTTTATCAATAGCTTCTAAGCCACTAACTACGGGCCAGTCTGTTTTAAGTTCTTTCTCTCCAATTGTATTTGCCATAAAAGATTATAAAATTAGAACTATATAAAATATGCTACTAAGAATTATTTCTTTGTTCCGCTTGCCTTTTTAGGCTTTGGAGTTTCTTTAAACATAGGGTCATTCCTATATTTCCAATATGTTTTAAATATTGGGTCAGTATTATTCATTCTCTCTTTTATTACTGCTTTCTTTAATTCTATTCTTTCCAGCATTACTTTATAATTATGTTTAGATTGGGATATAGAATGTTTCCTTTGATCTGCTCTAAGTGGGGCACCTGTATCACTTACAGGGTTATCAATTTGTGCCTTATATTTTTCTAATAATTCATAACAATTTTTAAGGGTCATTATAAAATTAAGTTATTGTATCTGTAATAACATGAACTGCTCTTGGGTGTTCCAAGATACATTCTCCTTCTTCAACTACTCTTATCTTTTGAGCTATTCCGGGATTATCAATAATATGAGTTTGTATAGCCATAAATGACTTCCAAATTGCACACATTGGTTTGAACATTAAAACTGTGTCTGCAGTCATATTAGTAGAAACTCTTATACCGTGTCCTAATACACTATAAACAACTCCGCCTTCTGCTATCTTACTAGAGAAATCCGGAATGCTTGAACCTTTAGTAACTATTATCCAATTCATAAGATTCTTATAATCTGTTGGATGCATATACAAAATTGCATCTTCAGGCTTATACCTATAAATTCTGATGTTGGATTCTCCAACTAAAATATCTAATATTGGGTTTCCGTTTGTTCCATCATCCCAACCTGTGCCTGTAGCAGCTGCAGTATTAACATTACCGCCAGTTCCTAAGGCATCTCCTACAATTGCTAAAATCCTAGTATCAACTTGGCTTTTAACAGCTAGAACTAAATCCTTTAAATGAGTACTCCAAATATCAACATCATTATCTTTAATATCTTCCATAGAAATCCATGGAGATTCTACCTTATACAACTTAACATAAGCTGTATCTCTAGTCCATGATTGTTCAACTACAACAGGCAAAGCTAACTCTGCTGTGTTATAAATTTGAGAAGCAGTTATTGCGGTTGTGTCTGTGCTGTCTAAAAATCCAGCAGTTTTAATATAATATCTTAATTCTCTCTTTGTAGTTGGGGCACTTCTAATTATATTCTGAATAACCAAAGCTTCATCTGCATAACCGACTGCTACTTTGTTTATGTCAATTCCTCTTATCAGTGCTTGTCCGCTTGTGTCTGCCATTTTATAATTATGCTAATTGTATATTTGTTGGTTTTAATACGAATAAAAATGATTGTCCGTCGGTTGCTGATTCTAAAGCATAACCAACTATGTGTTCTGAATTTACATCTGCAACAACTAATTCATTAGCTGCTCCAGTTGCTGTGTCTGTAATGATTGCCATACCAGCTGTTACTCCAGCTAATCCAGCATATCCTCTAAATATTCCTTCTTGATGACATGCTATTTTAGTTTGACCATTAGAAGCTATTTTTTCTGTAGCTGCAATACCTCCACAAGAATCAGTGTCTCCTGTAGTTGTTGCAACCGTTGCAGGGTCAGAAAGAAGTAGAACTGCTCCCTTTTCAATACCTGTGCCATCTGCACAAGTCATTGGTATCGGAATACCAGTCTCATAAATTAATGTGCATTCTAAAGCCATGTTTTATTTTTAGATATAATACTATTTAAACTTTTCCTTTTCTTCCTTAATTCTCTTCTCACTGAGTTTTATAAGAACTTTTGCTTGTTCTTGTATAACTTTAGCACTTACTAGGTTATCTTTCTGTGCAGCCAACACCTCTTGCCATCTAGCTTCCGATGGTGTGCCTATTTTAACATCTAAATCCTTATTCTCTTCCAATTTCTCCCCTCTCTACAGCGTCTTTATATTCTATTGCTGTTTGTTCTTTTGGCTTTGGTGGTATCTGTCCAGAGTCGGATTCTCCGCCCATAGCTTTAACTGCAGCTTCATTCTCCATGAGCTCTTCTCTCTTTGCATTAGCAGTGTCCATCATCTTTGCAGCTTCTTTTAATTCTTTTGCAGCTTCTTTCATCTCTTCTAATTTAGATTTCTTTTTTTCAGAAGGGGTTTCTTCTTCCCCTTCTGGTTTCTTTTTTTCTTCTTCAGGCATTTTAGCCACCTCACTTTGTTTTTTTGAATGGACTTTGGATTGTATAACCGGCCAGTCCAGCAATTGCTATTGTGATTATCATTCGGAACGTTCCATTAATTCCTAAATATATTGCAACAATTTCAATAATTCCTAACATTATTATTGCAGCGATTATAACTTCTTTAGCAATCTTTTCTTTTTTCTTTACCATCATATTAACCTGTTCTTTAATTTACTTGGTTGTTCAAATCTTCTACCTTTTGAAGGTAATAATTCCGCAGGTCTAGCTTTACTCTTACCGATTGTTCTTCTTCTTTTCTTTTCAGCAAACTCTTTTTGTTCTGCTTTCTTTGGAAAAGGCAAAGATCCACCCCCCGGTGATTTACGCATCGCTTGGCTTGTCCCCCTACCTGCTCTTACGAATGGGGCTTGCTTCCCGTCGGTAACTGGGAATCCCCCAGCAAGATTTGGATTAAATTCTTCTCCTCTATCTATTCTTGCTTGTCTTTCTTCGCTTTGAGTAAAAGCTTTGTTAGTTACATTATCATAATAAATTGCTGCTGCTGCGTCGGAAGCATCTGCGGCTCCTAACCATATTCTCTTTGCTATCATAGCAATTGGATTCCACGTTGTTGAAAATTGTAATTTATCTCTAGCCAAAGCTGCCCATTTATTTTGTTCATCCATTAAAGTTCTTGCTCGTTCGGGGTCCATCTTTCCCCAGTCTACTTTATCAGATATATCTCTAAATAGAATATTTCTCTGTGCCATAACATCATCTAATACTGCCCAATTTAATAAAGCATCTTGTGTTATGACAGATCCGACGGTGAAAACTCCCCCGCCAATTAATAAACGTTTAACGGTTTTTCCAATTACTGGTCCAGTCATCTTTTGAAATATTTTAGCATATTCTTTTCCTTGTAATTTCTTAGTAAATGTTTTAACCAAATCATCATAATTCGTCCACGGGAAACGAGAATGTGCTCTGTTAGCCATCCTTATTACTTGATCTTCAAACACTTCTTTAGCTGCTTTAATACCTTGTGCTTCTTTAAGTTTGGCTATTCCTAAATCATCCAAAACATTTCCGGTTCCTATATCTTTAATTAATCTTTTTAATTTTAGCCCCCTCAATCCGTATCCAATTCCTTGTGCAATTAAGTCTGCTCCGCCCCCTACTAAAAGAGCCATTTCTATATCTGCCCATTTGATAGAACTCCCCAATATTCCGGGTTCTGCTAATTCAGCTTTCATTTCTGCTAGTTCTTCATCTGAATAGGGTGGGTTTGGCACTCCATTAAACCAGTCTATCATCTGTTGCCATGACCAAGCTTTTCTTGTTGGTTCTGCTGCCATTATTTATTCCCCTCTATAGATGCAGTTGTTTCATTTGGATCTATATTTTCCGGACCATCTTTTGCAGTGCTGCTTAATACATCATTCATTAAACTTGCTGGGAATTTTAAATCAAAAGATAATCCTAATTGCATTGCAGCTTGTTCTTCTATATATAACTGATCTTCTTCTACGGTTTGTTCCCATGCTAAATATTCAATCTTAACTGCTGCTTCTGTTATTCCGCCAGCTCCCCCGACGATAACTCTAGGAACTCCAGCAGCTTCATAGAATTTATTATCTAAATAGTTTAACCAAGGGATAGGATTTAAAGTTGCATTAGGAGCAAGACCAAACTTTTCTGGTTTAGTTGTTCCTTTAGGAATTAACATAACTTCTTTTTTATTTATGGCGTCTGCATATTCTTTTTTAAGATGACTTAGTTTTGTTGTATCATCTGTGTCTACTTCTAAAATCATAAGTGGCCAGACGTTTCTATGAAGCACTGTTTTCCAATCATCTAACGCTTCGCTCTTTGCAGTAATAATCCAAGACAAAGTGTCAGCTAAACTTTGTCCGTGAAGTTCATCACAAATTCTATTTCTAGATAAATGAAATATTTGGTCTGGTGTAAACTTTTTATTGTTTTTCCCCTTTACTTTAGAAATCAACTCATATCTAATTATTTGACCTTTTGCATTAGCAAATACTTTAACCTTTCCAGTATCTAAAGGTTTTAAATTTATCAACATTTCTTTATCATTTTTGATTTGTTCTGCGTAAGCGTCCCCACCTATCTGCATTGTTGTAATCATATTTTCTAGAATTGTATTGAACGTGTCAATCCCGATTCCATTCATAATTCCAATATATAACTCTGATCCTTCTTCTGCTATTACTCCTTTGCCGACGGTCCATCTTGCTTTGGCATTTACTACGGCTTTAAATTCTGGAGCCATTTTATTATTATAAAATCCTAGTTGTTTTTCCCAATCCGAATTGATATATATTGTTTCTTTAGATCCTGTTGGCCCGTCAATAGTTGAAGTAGCTATAGATAAATCTGCTACGACACTGCTCATGTCTGTTATGTCTGTTTTTCCTATATCGGTTTGTGGCATTTTAGTTCTTTAATCTAAAAGGTATCTCCATCGTTAATTTTGTTGTGTGACTTGGATTTACTGACGGCGTTAAAATAGTTCCATCTCTATTTTGTGGGTCTATTCCAACTTCCACATATTTTAAATCAGTAATCTCTGTAAATGTGTTTATGACTTCTATTTTTATTTGATGTCCTTTTCTAAATTTCTTTCTTGGACAGCTTATTTCTCCGACAGCTACTTTTGTTACAATATTATCATCTTTACTTAATAAAGTTGGAGATCTCCATGTGCTCCCAATTTGAGTTGAAGTTGGTCCTGCCGGATCATAATGATAAATCTTAACTTCAACATATAACGCTGCTTCATTTGATAGGTTTGCTTCTTGTAAACCATAACCAAATTGAAATAAAGCTGTTCCTTCAATTACTTTTGGTGTTGCAAAAGTTCCTGTAAAAAAAGTATAGGTATGAGTTCCTGCTGTTGGGTCTTCTCCTTCTAAAACAATTGTTGTAGAGTAAGGTGTTGATTTTGACATTCTATATTCTACTCCGACGCTATCTTCTATTTGATAAAGATTATATCCAACATAACCAGATCCATCTTCTATGTCTTGATAATTATAAGTTGCTATTGCTTCTCCAGTTTTAGCTCCTAATTCCAAAGTTGCACTTTCTATAACCATCTTTCTATCACCAACTCCTTATTTAAATTTGGAAGTTCTGTTGGTCTTCTTTCATCAAATCTTGTAGCGAATCCTGATCTCATCATTTCTTCGCTTATTAACATTCCTTTAAATAAAATATCTGCCAAAAGTCTTCCCCATTTTTCTACTCTTTCATTAGAGAGAATTATATCAACCTCTTCTCCCTCAATAATACTTGCTAAATGATCTCTTGCTTCATGACCACCTCTTGCATTTAATTCTGGAGCATCTATATTATTTATTCTTATTGGAAAAGTAAAATCTCTAAAATTACAAGATACTCTTATTGTATCTCCGTCGCTGACTTTTTCAATTGTTGCCCTAAAATCTCTTACTATTTGTTTATGTGGGCTATCTATATAATAGATATTCATTTCTGAGTTTCTTAACTCTGGGAATTTTTTAAAATCATGCGGCATTTATGAAGTCCTCTACTTTTTTATCTCTTAATACAGACATATTAAATTGCCAACTATCTCTTTCAATATTAACCATATCCTCTGCTTCGGTTCTTGAGGTATATCCGCCCATATCATATTTTATTGCTTCTATTGCTATTAAGCTTGAAACAATATCTGAAATGAGATATTTAACATCTATATTTAATGTTGCATAAACATCACTAAAATTAAACCTTATAGTAGAATTAACTTTGTTTTCTGCTCTTAATCCCGCAGCAGTTTTCATAGCATCTGTAAAATCTGGACTTACACCATCCCCTATTTTAGATAAGACATCCGTTTCAGTAGTCATAACATACGTTCCAACCATGTTTTATTTCTCTTTTTTCAAATATTTAAATTTATCTAATCCAGATTCCCAAATTTTTCTCTATCATTGGCCAGACTCCTCTTATGATCCCCTCGGTAATATGGGTATAATTTCCAAATATTCTAAATACGGTTTTTTGTCCTTTTTTTCTTATATATTCATATTGAACAGACGCTAAAGAAGCCCTCACTTCGTCGTCGTCAAGTAATTCTATCTTTCCTTGATGCATTAATGTTAAAAGATGCATATATAGATCTTCTTTTAGTATTCTTTTAGATTGAGTTTCATCTCTATTTAATGGTCTTGATGCATTATTGATAGCAATAACCTTTCTTTTAGTTCTGTCATCAGTCAGTAATTCACTAAAAACTCCAAATCCCGGTCCCCCATCATCAACTAGGATTTTTTTAAGATCATATTTTGTATTGAATTCTATAATTCTTTGTGTTGTTTCTGTTGTTAATTTGTTTTTTGTTGTTTCGCTTTCTACATGGACTATTTTATCGTTGTTAATCCTATCAAATATCTCAAAGGTATTCTGTGATCCGCCCAAACCCCCAATATCACTTCCTAGATAATATGTTCTGTTTTTTAATATATGATCTCTCTTTTTTCCCTTACAGATTTTATTTATTATATCGTCTGGATATAATCTTTTCAAATCATCTAAAAACTTTGCTAGGTATTCTTGGGCATATTCTAATTCACTCATAGATGCTTTTTCACTATCTAAGAATTCTTGATCATGTCTTGGGCATTCTTCCGCTGAAATATAAAATCGGGTCCAATCCTTTTTTATTTTCTTTCCTAGTGATTTATCATCTGAACATTCATAATAATATCCCCCTTTCCCTCTTGGAGTTGAAGCATAATCTCTATTTCCCCCAGTTACCGAAAGCATTGGGCTCGTTGCAATGAAGAATTCCCTTGACATTGGAGCCGCTTCATCAACAGCGTGATCCGTTAAAGTAAATGTTCTTAATCCTTCTCCGGATAATCCTGCGGCATAACACATAATAACAGACCCATTTGTGAGATATATTCTGTGTTTTGTTGGTTTCCACTGCTTTCTTTTGATCATTTTCGGATATACTGCTTCCAAATACATCAGAGTCTTAAAGAATAAGTTATATGCTTGTTTTTCTGTTAGGGCATTCATCATAATTACCCTATTTGGTCTTGTTGCCGCCCTTTTTCCGAATTTGATGCTCATTGCTGTAGTCTTTCCGGATTGTCTACCACATAATAGAAAACAATTGCCTTCTGTGTTGATATATTTCTTTTGCCATGGATCTAATGTAAGCCATGGCTTATTTATGTCATATTCAATATCTTGCTTCAACTTTCTTCCAGAATTTAAATGCTTTTACTATTCTATCTTCATCTGCTTTGGATATATCAAAATTTTTATAACTAGTTTTACATTTCTTTCTTAGGATCTCTTCTGTCATTTTGGGATATATCTTGAAATCATCAATAATCGCTTTAGGAATATCTTGGAAAATTTTCTTGACTTCTTTGTCTTTCTCTTCAATTTCCTTTAATCTGGCGTTCATGTTGTTTATGCGCCCCTGTTCTGTAATAATAAGAGATTCAGTTTTTAGTATCTCTTTCTTTAGATCTTCTTCCTCTAAGTTCCTGCCTGATGCGAAGTAATCCACTAATAGATCATTAACCAACTTTGATGCATTATCTACATTTTGCAATGAAACAATGACTTCTGTATCTAAAGAAAATATTTTATTCGTTTTCATTTTATGTATGTTCATTGTTTATAGTATTTAGTTATTTAGTTATTTAATTATATATTATTATATTATATTATATTATATTATATTAGAATTTTGTGTGGGCTCCTAGATAAACAAAAAAAAGAAAAGCATCAAGACTCGCTAATATTGTAAAGGTAATGCTTGCCCCCCCCGCGGGGGCGGGGGGCGGGGGGGGCGTCGTAGTAGCGTGGCCGGAGGTATAGAAGGCCATCGCGAGCATAGTAATTGTCAGCTACGTAAGATATACGTATAATAAGCTGTAACACTCCTAATACTGCTCATACTGCCTGCCGGCAGGCTCTTAAGATGATCAGCGAACGTAAGAAAGACGTAAGATAAGCTGTCATACCCCGCCTACTCCTGCGATATCAAGACGAATCATATAGGCCCGGGCATAGATTTAGAACGAGTGTAAATCAACGGAGTAGTTGATTTAGGTGTAACATGTATTTAAGGATAGGCGTGTTGGCATATATATATTTAACCTTGCGATATCGCAGGTATCAAACACTTTCAAAACCCCGATATGTATATCTCAATATGTTCTTTAATGGGCTTAAAAAAGTCTAATATGTATATCGCAGTTTTAAACAGGTAGTAGGGGGCTCGTAGAGGGTGAGTTCAACTCCAATCTCTATGTTAGAGGCAAAAACAGATACATTTATGCATTATTTTACGTTATGCGAACTTGTTAAACATTAATAGTTATATATCTGGGTTTATTTGTGTTCTTCAATCTCTCCCTTTCTTTCCTTGCTTTCCGCTGACACTCATAACTACAATACTTAGCCATGGTTTGCTTACTATAGAACTCCTTTCCGCAACGCTCACATGTTTTATGCTTTACTGTATTATCCATTCATCCATCTCTTGACGTGTTGTTTCTGAACCATATAACATAGAAATAAATACTAAATCACCTATTAAATCACCAAATTCTTCCATATCCATGTCTATTAATCCTTTTATTAGTTTTTTATCCATCTTAATTATAAACCCCCCTTATGGGGAGATGTAAACGGGGCACAAGAAAGAAAACACGGGAGGTGAATCTATCTTGATACCCCTTTGTTTCTTTTGGAATTAATAAAGCTTCTTTGTTGAACACACAACTGCAACTTCATCTCCAGTATCCCAACAGACCCACTCTCCATTACCAATATCCATAATATTATCATAATCTTCACGGGGGTATTTATCTTCAACCCACTTATTAGATAACAATATGCTTTTAAATTTTGGTAAGTCTTCTTTTATTTCTTTTCCAATATCTTTTAATTTAACTATCTTAGGCATTTTAAAATGCCTCGCTTGCTTCTTTAACTAATGCAATTGCTGTTTCCATGTTATATTTGTATTCTTTGCCGTTTATCTGTATTGCATTAAAGATGTCTATTGATCCCTTGATATAAACCAAACGAGCGATGGCCTTGTCTTTAGCGTCCATCATATTTACAATCGGCGGAACTATCGGGATCGGGCTATTCTTAACCGTCTCAGGCTGGCCTACCACACCGTCGGCAATACCTCTAATATTCTTAAAATTCCCATTCACTACAATATTCAAATTTATTTGTTTGTTCAACAACGTTAATAAGTCGTCCTTTATTTTTGGCTCAAAACAGGTTAAATTTCCCAAGTTCGAA